TGCCGACCAGGTAGTTGGCCAGCAGGCTTGCGTCGGTGTTGGACCCGAGCAGGGTGTCGACGGTGAGGTCGGCATTGCCGTACAGGCTCGCGGCGGTCGCGTCCGTGGCGGTCACCTGAGCCACGGCGGTGCCGCCCCAGTAGTTGACGTTGACCGTCGGGTACAGGGTCTCCGCGCCGTACTCCACGGCGATGTCGACGAACGGGATCGCCGACGGCCCGAACGTCGCGCCGGAGGTGAATGACTGCAGGTCATTCCGGTCCCGGAAGGTCATCAGCCCGGTCTTGCCGACGAACAGCGCACCGGGGTCGGAGTCGACCGCAGCGGTCAGGTACGTCACCGCGTTCTCGTTCGGCCCGATGACGTCCGCGCCGAGGGTCGCCTGCCCAGCGCTGATGGCCCGTGCCGTGGTGGACCAGCCGACGTCCGTCAGGTACGCATTGACCCGCGCACCGGTCAGTTGCGCCGTCGCAGTCCCGGCAGTGACTACCTGATTGGCAATCGTGGCGAGTCCGTCCGTGCACGACGCTTCGGCCGTCGAGTCCCCGCTAATGTCGTAGGACAAATTCCAGTCGGCCACATTGCCCGCATACATCGGATAGCCCACATGCTCAATCTGCACCTGCTTCCCCGGCACGATGCTTCCCGAGTACGGGGAGCCGGTGCCGGGAACGTAGTAGGTGATGGTGGAGGTGCTGGCGTTCGCGGTGCCGTTCCAGGCCTGGGAGACCAGACGAATGGAGCCGTCCTCGTAGGTGCCGTCGAAATAGGGACTGTTACCTGGGTCTGTGTCCGTGCATTCAGCCAGGAGAGCGTCGAAGGCAAAAGACGCAGTCGCGGTCGGCAACGCAACCCTGAACTGAACGCCGACCGCGCCTACGGGAACAGTGATGGCATTTGTCACGAGCCGAGTCCATGAGCCGGTTACTGCTGTAGAGACACCACTGATAGCTGACCCGACGACAGACCCGCCGGAGTTGTAGAAAGTTGAGGCAAGCGTGGTCACCGTTGAGGTGACTCCCGAAACGCACTTCATGTAGACGCTTGCTCGAAGGATCTGCCCAGCAGTCACCGCAACCCGAGGACCGTAGAAGAACCCTACGGCGGCGTTTGCTAGTCCACTGGTGTTGACCTGCACGCAGGCGACGCCGATGTATGCGTCGGAGGTAATCCTGCTGCTAGTTACGCCAGAGCCATTCACAACTCCAGTGGTGTCCACCTCGAACGACGGATTCGTCACCAGGTTCGTCCTGGTCCCGATCGTCGCCAGGTACGTCGGGTCTAGGTACCGGTCGCGGTTGTCAAAGGTGATGTTCGCCGCGCCAGCCGTGTGCCGTCCCAGTTGCCGGTTGCGTCCGCGCTTGACCTGCACGGACCGGACGCGATCCGTCAGGTCGACGAGGACGTCACCGGCGAGGACGTAGGTCGTGTTGTCCAGGACGCCCTTGACCGGATCGTCCAGGGTGAAGTAGTTCCCGATGCCATTGGCTGACAGGTCGAACGCGACGGAGACCTTCATCATGCCCTCGCGAACACCGGGCCGGACGCGGCCTCGAAGCGCTTGATGTACGACACGACCTGCTCCCCGATCTGGCGAGGATCACCGACCCCGGTCTGCACCGTGATCTGGTAGGTGTTGCCGCCGCCGAAGTCACCCATCCGATCAAGCGGGATCAGCGCCTCAGTGCCGGCCTCGCCGAAGATCCCCGGAGTCGGTCGGGTCGCGATGCCACCCTCGGCGAACCCAGGGAGGCCGATGACAACTCCCTCTCCGATCCTCGACAAGTCCAGCGGGTTGTCGGGTGAGAACGTGGGCCCGCTGTAACTAGCCATGGCCGCGCTCAACTCCGACCCGCCATACGGGCCGCGCACCTCCACGTCGATGTACGACTTCCGGTACATGCTGGCAGAGAGGTCGTCCAAGACCTTCATGATCTTCTTGTAGCCCTTGCCGTCCAGCGACAACGCCTCGACCATTGCGCGGACCAGTTCCATGATCGACTTCAGGCCAGCGTCGTAGAACGCCGACGCCGCGGCTTCCGCGACCTGCTCGGCCATCGTCTTCACCGAGCCATAGACCTCATTGACGGACGCAATATTGCCGGCGACGTTGCCCTCGGCCAGCGCCTTCGCCACGTCCATTCCGCGCTCGTAGCCAAGACTGATGATGTCGTCGTAAGCAGCGCGCGAGAGGTTCTGGTCCAGGAGCGACTTCATCAGCCGCCCGAACTCCACGATGCCCTTGCCCTGGTCGACGAAGGCCTCGACGATGCTCTTGCCCGACTCCTTCGCCTTCGTCAAAGCGGCGCCCAAGTCCAGCCCGCCCATGAACGAATCAACCATGCCCTGCGCGTACTGCTTAGCCTCCGTGAACATCGACTTGAACTTCTCCACCTGCGCGTTGACCGTGTCGAATGTCGCCGTCGCGGCTGACGCGATCACGGGAGTCATCTCGGTGATGAGCCCTTGCAGCGACGTCGCCAGCGAGTCGGTGTTCTGCTGGAGCGCCTTCGCCCGATCCGCAGCGGCCTGCTGCGCGGCAGTCAATTCCTTCGTCGCCGACGCCGCACCACCGGACGAGGTCTTGAGGCCGTCAAGCTTGCGCGTTGTGACATCCGCAGCCTTGGCCAGGTCCTCCTGCGCCTTCTTGAACAGTTCGGCCCCCACCGTGCCAGACGTGTTCATCAGTTGGCGCATGATCGACTGCTGGTTGGACAGGTTCGCGGCGGCAGTCCAGAACGCCTGGAAGGACTGCGCAGACGTGTACGCAGCCATGCCCGACTTCTGGACCTCCTCGGTCAGGTCGTTGACCGCAGGACGCGTGTTGCCCATGGCAATCCCAGCGGCCACGGTCGCCGAGGTCAGTCCTCGGGTTGCCTTGGCCGCGTCGGCCTGCGACCGGGAATACCGATCGCCGAAGTCCGTGATCTGCTCAATAGCGCCGACCAAGAGCATGAAGGGTGGGAACGTCACGCCCGCAGCAAGCCCAATGTTGCGGACAACGTCGCCCCAGTTAGTGCCGGCCTCCTTGCCGTCGACCATCTCCGCCGTCAGTCTTGCCATGGCCGTGACGGCGACGCCGACCCCGGTGACGAAGTTCGCAGTCGCCTGGCCGAATCCCTGGATCGCACCCTGAGCACCGCCGACGCCGCCGAAGGCCTCACTGACGTCATCCAGTGCGTTCAGCAGCGCGTAGCCAATAGCCTCCTTGGCCTCATTGACAGACACCGTGAGCCGATCCATCTTGCCCTGGTACGTCTCAGCAGCAGCGGCAGCCTGCCCCCCTACCGTCTTGTTCAGCGACTGCATGGCGGCATCGAAGTCGCGCGACTTGATGATGTTCGCGTCAATCGGGACCTTCAGCCGCTGCAACGCCGTGAAGTTGCCCATCGCAGCGGATGACAGCGCCTTGCTTGCCGACTCCAGGTCGCCGTATCCAGCAGCCGACAGGTCCATCGCCGTCTGGAGCAGTCCTTGCGCCTCGGTGACGTCCTTCGTCGCCGTGACGAGCTTCTGATACGCCGGGCGCAGGCGATCGTCGGCTATTCCAGACTGGAGACTCATCGAATTTATGAGCCCCTCAGCCTCCGCGTTCTTGGCCGACAGCCCGACGTTATCCATCGCGGTCGCGAGCGCGACCATCGACTTCTCGTCTTCCATGGCGGCCTGGGCTGAGTCCTTGAGGCCGTTAATGATTTCGCCAAAGCCGATAGAGGCCACCAGGCCAGCGCCGAACGCCTTAAGGCTATTGCCGAACGCGCCGAACGCGCCAGCGGTAGCCCCGCCCTGCGTCTTCAGCCGATCAAGGTCACGGATCGCGCGTTGAATGTCGCGGTCCGTGTACTCGCCCTTGATGACTACGTCAATTGCTTTTTTTGGCATTAGCCGAACCACCTAGCCTGTGCACGCTCAATCGCTCGGTCAATGCCTTCGCTCGCTTCTGGCCCCTTGGCAAAGAGGGCTGCTTTCAACGCACGCGGGTAGTCATCGCCGTACCGGGAGATGATTGAACGATTAATGCGCGAACCCGGCTCATCCTTGCCAGCCTTGGCCCATTTCTGGCCCGCCAAGTTCTGCATGGACACCAGCCCATTAATGCCGACGACACCCGCTCGGCCAACTCGAGCCTTGCGAGCGCCTGCCTTGATAGACGCAACAACACGCCCACGGTCCCAGTTCAAGTCGGTGCCAGCAGCGGTGCCGCGTTCTCCGCTGGCAGTCCACAAGCCCCAGCCAGGACTGCGCCGGTCAGAGCCGGTCGACATGCCGCCGTAGAGCACCTGAGCCGGGATGCGAGTCTTCGCGTCGTTGGCAACCACCGATGCAGCCTGGCGGACCTCGTCCTGGAGGATCTTGTAGACATCCTTGTTGAACTTGCTCAGCGCATCAACGAAAGCCCCCGCACCATTGACCTCTAGGTTGACAGGCACGACTCACCTCACTTTCGTCTCTGCTGCTTAGCGCGCTGCGAGTTCTCCCAGCGCAGGAATCGGCCCATCGTCAAGATCATGCGGTCACTGTGCTGGAGGATCTCGTTGGGCGTGCAATTCCACGCCCGCGCCAGCGCTACTACTTGCCAGTGCTGGCTGGCATCTCCAAAGGGAGAACGTCCTCGGACTTTCCGAAGCTGATCGTGTCGATCAGACTCAGCCAGTCGTCGTACTCCTGCTCCGTCTTGCCGTGACGGCGCAGCGCGTGCCAGGCCAGCCAAGTCAGGTCGCCGATCCGTCGGTCGTCGAAGATGGTCACCGCTGAGCGCTGGTGCGCATCCTCAAACTTAACGAGATCGACGGTGGAGAACTGTGCCTCCACCGCCGTCCCGTCCTCGTACAGCACCTCAAGCGTTGCCTTCATCGCAGTGTCTCCTCAGGGTCAGGCAGTTGCGCGGGTAACAGCGCCGGTGATCGGCCAGGACACCGAGACGGTGGCCAGGTCTCCGACGGCAGAGTCAATCGGGTTCCACTGGTTCACATTGACCGTGAACCGGTATTCCGGGTTGCTGGTGCCGATAGCCGCTGTGCCACCAGGGCGCACCGTGACGGCAGCGGTTCCGCCGAGCAGCGGCCACACGACTGAGTCGATCGCGCCAGAGGCCATGTCCTGATGGAACTCAAGGTCCATCGAGCCTTGCTTGAGTCCCGAGACCTTGGACCTCCAACCGCCGCCGCCGAACGCCGTGGTCTCGATGTCGTCGGCCTCCACATTGATGCTGACACTTGCTACCGACGTGGACACGGTCCCGCCAGCAAGGACGATCACCGGATCGGTGACCACGAATTTCGGCATGTTGCACTCCTTCTATTGCGCGATGACCGTGACGGCGAACTCCGCCGACAGGTATGTAACGCCGTCATCGAGGATGATCGGCCCGTAATTTCGCAGTGACTCGACCCGAAGGTCGAAGGCTTGACCGCCTAATTGCCGATCAGACTGGATAGCCCTCTTGATCGACGTGGCGGATGACGGGTCGCAGTACCCGTCCAGGGTGGTCTGTGCGGTGCGCTCATTCCAGCGGCCCACGATCACTTTGACCGTGAATGAGTAGGTATCCGCTCCACGCCCCATCGCCGTGTCGAAGTCGATCCCGGTGGGGATGACGTAGGCAACCGGTGGCCGAGGGTCGTCGGGAACGTAGGCGTAAGCCCGCAGGCCGCTCACTGTGGCCAGGTTGGCTGCGATACCGGCCCGAAGCTCAGACATCGTGGTCATGCGATGCCAACCGCGCGCGGGTGCATCAGTGGCTCAAGGATGCGTGCAACGTCCGGGTCAGTGCGAGACACCCTCATCGCGCCGAGGTCGCCGAAGCCGGCCACGCCCAGCGGGGAGTCGAACCGCTTGTAGAACCTGCTGGCCAGGATGATGCACGCCTGCCGGACCTGGATCGGGACGGCGGTGCCGAAACCGAAGTTGGCCTCCACCCGCACTGTGGTCTCGCCGATGTCAGTGGTGGGGAATGAGTAGTCGCCGATCACGCGCAGACGAGTCGCCGGGAATACGAGCCCGGCCGAGCGGCGGTTAATCGGCTCATACTGGAACTCGGCGGCAGTCAGGGTGATGTCATACGTGCTGTTCGCCGCCGATGAGATGCCGACCGTCGCGGTTCCGGCGACGTCGTCAATGTCGCAGTAGAGCCAGGACTGCGGGACGTAGTACCGCGTCGCAGTTCCGCTCTGGTAAAAGTGCCGGTTGGTGATCCCGTCAATGGCCCGCGATGCAGACTCAACCGACAACTCCAGGAGCGCGTCGTCCTGCGTGTCGGAGGCAGGGATGCGGGCAGCGGCCTTGACGTCCGTCAGGCTGCAGTACCCGTTTGTGATTGCCATGCCGCCTCCGCGCTCATGTAGTTCCAGACGAAAGAATCAGGACCCGGCTCGATGCCGCAATGTCTTAAGTAATGGGACTTCACGCCCTGACCATCCCAGCCATCGGGCACGCCCTCGCCTGCGTGCGCGTAGCCGACCCGCTCGATGACGGGCTCGGGCAGCACGCGAACGGTGCCCGTGGGCCAGGCGAACGCGTGCCCGTACTTGGTGTCCAGGTTCGCGAGTCCTAACGCGGGATCACACGCCGCGCGGCGCACCACGTTGGCCGTGATGAGGGTCGCCGCAATCGGCAGCGCAGGGTCGATGCGTGCAACGTCCGTCAGCGGTCCAGTGGCTCCCGCTGCCAATTTGGGTGCCGATTTGCTTAACAGAATCAGCCGGTCGACACCGGAGGACTGCGCACCCCGCACGGCCTCCAGGACGCGCGAAATGCCGTCCTCGGTGATCACGTCGTCATCGCCGATCATCCAGACCCACGGCGCGGAGCCCTGAGAGAATCCCCGCACGATGTTCGCGTCGCCGCCGATATCGGACGACCGCCGCGAGTAGTCGACTCGGCACGGCGCCGTCGTCAGTTGCTCCCGCACCACTCTGGAGCCGTCCCCGGTGTTGTCGCTGACGATGACCTCGACCTCGGGCGTCAGCTGCGGGGCAAGCGAGTCCAGCAGCGCTGCGAGTTCAGCGCGTCCCTTGGTCGGTATATATATGGTGATGGTCGGCTTGGTGCGCTGGCCATTGTCAAAGGCGGCTGGCTCCACGGCTGGCAACGCCGGATCGGCCAACCGCTCCAGCACGGGACGCCAGTGCCGGTCGTAGACCACGTCAGCGTCGTAATGCTCGGCGACCCAGTCGATCGCGGCCTGGGATCGGTGATGGCCGCGACGGTAAGACTCCTCCAGCGCGTCCACAATCTGTGGCACCGAAGGGATCTGCCACCATGCCTGCTGTGTTGCGTCCCACCACGGCTGGCCTGACACGACCAGCGCGTCCGGCCCGGCCAGTTCCTGCTGCGCCGTGAAGTCCGAGGTGATGACCGGGGTGCCCACGGCCTGGGCATCCAGTGCCGTCAGCCCAAAACCCTCCCCGTAGGTCGGGCAGAGCAGGACATCGGACGCCGACAGGATGCAGGCGATGGCTTCCGCCGGTATGCCGATACGCAGCTGGTACTGGTTGACGAACTTGACCCGGCTAGCGTCCAGCCCGCACGCCGCAATGAGCGGGTCGAACTGGATGCCGGTCATGCCGCCGTACTGCTCGGAGTGGACGAACAGCACCGCGTCCGGGTGACGCTCGGCAAAGATGGAGAACGCCAGGACTTGCTCGCCGAAAGCCTTGCGGCTCGGCACGCCCTTGTTGGCATTCATGATCGTCACGACGAAAGCATCGTCCGGTAAGCCCATCACCTGGCGGCCCGTCAGCCGCTTGCCGTTGTCCTGCAGCACGGAGGTAGTCGGCTTCATGACCGATGTCTCGATGGCGTGCGGGACGTACTCGCAGTCCACGTCCTTGCGCTGGAGTTGCTCCTGCCCGAATTGGGACATGGCGATAGGGGTGACGTTGGGCTTGCGGCACCAGGCCAGCACCTGAGGAGGGACCGGCATGTGGTCGATCGGCACCCACGACGCGATGGGGATGGCGTCAAGGTTGGGGTTGGTGAACGTCCAGGCGTCGAACAACGTAAAGAGGTACGGCGTCGCGCCAGGGTGCTGCCGCGTCCAGTCCCGGAAGTACGCGGCCGCGACATCGTTGGAGTAGGGGTCATAGCCGCGAGGCCAAAGTGGGATGCCTTCCCACTCGGTCGTGGTCGCTTCGATGCCGTAGTTGCAGGCTACGACGAACGGGTGCCCGTCCTTGATGATCCGGCCGACGGCTTGCGCCGTCTGCGTGCCGTACCCGGTCTGGGCAAAGGGTGCGTTACTAACCCAGACCCCAGCGATCTTCTGAGCGTTGCCGCGCGCGGCGCGGCGACGTGCTGCACGATCCATGATGCTGCCTTTCGCAGTGACCGAGCGGGGCGGAAGCCCACTGCGAAGACGCGCCCCGCTCGGCGATGAGGAAGGGGGGCCGGTTGCCCGACCCCCCTCAGATCACGGAGCCTTGAAGTACTTGAAGGCACCCGACTGGCCGAGGTCGCCCCACACGCGGATGGTCGCGCGGAAGCCGATCTCGTCGGTGTTGAAGTAGGCATCGTCGGAGCGGGCGATCTCGATGCCGCCGACGACGCGGGTGTGGTAGGACCCGGCCCAGCCGAAGCCGACCGACCTTGCTGCGGACCCGATGGCCGCAACGTCCGGGTTCTCCACGATCGGGAACCCGAGCAGCGTGTCGGGGATGCCGACCGTCGGGGCAGGCTGGTAGATGTACCCGCCCGCGTCGGTCAGCTTGCGAACCGCGCCCATGGTGGCCCGGCGCATCATCCACACGGCGCCCATGCGCGCGTAGGCTCCATCAACGCTGTGAGCCAGGTCGATGAGGTTGTCCGCGCTGAAGGCGCCCGTGGTGGCGGTCCCGGCGACGCCGGAGCCAGCAGCATCCATGATGCCGCGCGACTCCACCGTGCCAGTGCCCAGAGTGAGCAGGTTGTTCACCTTCACGCCAAGGGCGATGCCCAGGGCGCGTCCGAGGTAGGCCTGCAGGTCGATGCCCGAGTCGGTCAGCAACTCCCGGCTGACCTTGGTCAGCACGGCGACCTTCTGCGACTTCAGGGTCAGGCTGCTGAAGGTCGGGTCCAGCGGGGTGATCGCAGTCGCCTCGGCAATTGCGGTCGCAGCCGGACGGGTCGACTCCACCGGCACCTTGATGTCCTCGCCGGAGGCGGTGTTCAGCAGGGTGACGTACCGACCATCGAGCATCGGGCCAACGGTCTGCATGTTGTCCTGCATGACCGCGTAGAAAGTCTGCGGCAGGACGCTGGAGTCGTCGGTCTTGTTCAGGTCGCGACGCTCAAAGGTGAAGGAGCGGATGTCACCGAACGCAAGCGCGCGGATGATGTCGGCATCACTGCGCACGACCTCAAGGCGGGACTCGGCCCGGACCTCGGGAGCGAGGGTCATGCTGGCGGCGATGTCGGCCTCGCGGGCCTCAGCGACCTTTAGGTCAGCAATGACCTGCCCGCGCTTGTCGATGTCCTCATTCATGCGAATGTAGGACTGCTCCTCCTCAGAGGTCAGGTCGCGGCCTTCGGCTGCGGCCCGGTCAAGGAGGGACTTGGCTGCGTGCCAAGCCTCCTGGCGCGCCTCGATCTGGCGCTGGAGATAACTGGACATGGGTGTCCCTTTCTTTGGAGTTGGGTGATCGCAGTGATGACGACCGCCGCGGCTCCGCGAGCGGGACTAACGGCCAGGCTCCTGGCCGGAACTCAGAGGGACTTGGCGATCAAGTCCAGTTGCTTCTGCAGCACCGAGACTGGCGTGCCGGTCGACAGCGGTTGTGGCGCGGACTTGTCGACGACGGCGCGCAGCAGGTCGGCCTGCTGCTCGGTGAGGCTGCCGTGCACGAGTGCCTCCATGGCCTCGGCAATGGCGTCCTCGTCTGCCTCAGCACGCAGCGCGAGCGCGGAGTAGTCGCGAACCGAGGCCGAAGTGTGCTCGTAGGCCGGAAAGCTCACGACTGAGACCTCATGTAACCGGACCTCAACAAGCGTGCGCTGATTGCCGTCCTCGCTCCACTTGTCACCGTTGCGCGGCACCGAGAACCCGAACGACATGGAGTCGATGTCGCCGCGCTGCATCGACACTGACAGGTCACGTCCATAGGTCGTGTCGGGCAGGTCGGCCTCGACGTGCAGGCCCTTGGAATCTTCCGACAGTTGCAGGGTCTTTGCCCTCGTCGTGCCGAGGACGCGCGACGTGTCGTGATTGAGCAGCATTCGCACGTTGTTGCGTGCGGACAGGCTGCGCTTGAAGGCACCGGGTGCAATCGTCTCGATGAACGGCAGCGGCTGGCTCGGGCTGTTGAACACGGCGGCGTAGCCGGTGAAGGACATCCCGTCCCCGGCCTGCCGCAGCTCGAAGTCGTCAATGGTGATGCTGCGCTTTTCTACCTTGCTGCTCATAGTGCGCTCCTAGTAGACCGAAAGCGGATCGGTCGGGTTGATCTGCGAGATCGGCTGCAACTGAGTCGACGGGATACCGGTGTGCTGGATCGGCGGCAGGCCCAGGGCCAGCATCACCGAGTCCGGCTCAAAGCCGGAGTAAATGAGCCGCTGCGCCATCTCCACCTTCTTGGTCGTTTCAACCAGGTCGGCGGCCTGCAAGTTCACATTGGCCAGCGGCACTCGGTACACGTCCCCGCCGTCAACCGGTGGCATGTCCTCCAGGCGGTGGATGTCATTGATCGACAGGAAGCCAGACTGGGTGCCGATTGAGTACGCCTGGTAGCGAGACTCCAGCGAGCCACGCAGCAGGCCGTCCACGTTGAACCGGAGGAATGCCTGCCCCGGCAGCAGGGTGCTGTACGCCTCCTCAATCTTGGAGATGTACGGCAGCAGGGTGAACGTCACGAACTGCCGCGCGTTCTCCTCGACAGAGGCGTAGGACATCGCGCCGGGTCGCGTGACTTGCAGCATGTGCGGCGGGATGCGAAACGCACGCGCCAGCGACTCAACGGCGAACTGCCGAGACTCCAGCATCTGCGCCTCGTCCGGGTCCACGCCGGTCTTGACAAACTTGGCCCCACCGGACAGGACACCGGGCCGGTGCGCCTTGCGCAGGCCGCGATGGCCGACCTCGAAGGAATCCTGCAGCGCCTTAGCCTGGTCGCCGTTCAGTTCGCCCGGAACCTCCAGAATGCCGGAAGTCGTTGAGCCTTGGCCGAAGAACCTGGCAGCAAACTGCTCAAGCGCGCCCGTCAGTCCGAGCGTCTCCCGCAACTCGTCCACGCGAGACACGCCGCGCAACTGGCCGGGCTTGCGTAGTTCGGTTATGTGCCGCATGTCGTCCTCGGGGACGACGAATGCGCCGTTGTCAATGACAAACTCGATCCGGCCGCGCGCGTCACGTCGAACCGTCACCCGGTACGGGTCCATCACGCTTAGCGCGACAGGCTCAGCCGTTGAGGGGGAACGAATCACGCGCACAAAGGCATTGCCGTCAATCATCAGCGACGCAAGGACCATGCCAAAGTGATCCGATCGCGGCACGCTGCGGTCAGGTTCGGGACGATCAACCCACTCGGGCCTCGGGCGGAACGGCACCCGGCGACCGTCAAGCCGCTGGAAGGTGTCCACCGGAAGGGTCGAAGCGACGTCGGTAATCAGACGCACGCAGGCGTAGAAGACCTCAAGCTTGAGCGCAGTGTCCCGGTTGACCGTGACGCCGCTGAACGTGCCTCGTGGCATGTCCTGCCCGGACGCCCAGAGCGCCTGGAAGGTGATGGATCGACGCTCAGCGCCAAGAAGCCGCTCAAGCATCGCGTGCCTCCGAGATGCCGACGAGGACCAGGGCGACCCCGCCGACGATCAGGCCAGCAGGCGGGAAGATCCACGCCGTGCCAGCCGCGATCGCAAGCAGGCCGACGGCCTGCAGGATGCGCGCCATCGGGCCTCCTAACTGAAGAACTGCGGAACCGGGGCCGGTGCGACCTCGGTGAAGTGGACGGCCCTCTCCAGAGCCATGATCGACGCGACGGCGAGGTCGATCTTCTTTGCGGACATGCGGCCCTCCTTGCGGATGCGGGTGCCGCGCGAGTCTGACGTGAGAATCGCGTTACTGACGTGCCTCGCAAGGGAGGCATTGCCGTCGTGCGTCAGCTGACGTTGGTTGACGTAGTCGCTGAAGCGCTGCGTCGCCGGTGACATGCGTGCGGCAGTCTGCGGGAACTCCACGACCGGCAAGCCCTCGTCCGCAAGAACCTCCAGGCTTCTGGCCCAGCGGTGCGGGTCGGCAGTGATCTCCACGACGCGCCAGCGCAGGCAGGCGGTGCGGATCGCATCTTCTACGTCAAGGATTGGTGCGCGCCACTCGTGATCTCCCGGTGGCTTCTCCCACAGCCCGGCTACGGACAGGTGCGGGAACTCGCCGACCTGGACGACTGACAGCGCCGTCGAGTCGCCGCTGAACGAGCCGTCTAGCCCGAGGACGACGGTGGCGCCGTCAGGGATCGGCCTCGGGTCGTGGCATTCGTCCCAGGCCTTCTGCGACAGCCAGGTGCCTTGGATGCTGACCGGCAGATTCCACCAGTACCGCTGCCATTCGGCCGGACTGGTCTGCGGGTCATCCCAGGATGCTGCGATGGCATCGAGGTCCATCCACGCAGCCGCTGGTCCGTAGACCTCCTTCAGCCCGGCAAGTCTGTCCTTCTTGCGCGCCGGGTCCCACTTCGAGGCGGCCTGCTTGTGGTCGAACAGCAGCGAGTCGTCCTTGGTCCGCTTCTCCAGTTGCATCCGCCAGAAGTCGAACGTGCCCTCCGCGACCGAGCCCTCGCCCGGCGCAAACATCGTCGTCGTTTCCATGGCCCAGCCCGCAGCGGCTTTGCGCTTGAGCAGGTTCCGCAGGACGATCTGGTGCATCCGCTTGAGCCGCGGATGGACCCAAAGGTGCGTCTCGTCGAACACGCAGAAGGTGGACTTGCCGCCGTCCTTGGAGGAGTCTGCTGCGGACTCGGGCGTGATGACGCCGCCACCCGGCAGCAGGGTGCGAGTCAGGCCGACGTCAATACCGGGGTAAGCGCGCTTGACCTGATCCGAACCGAGCATGAACCGGATCGCGTCATAGGTGTTGCCGGCCTGGCCCTCCTCTGTGGCGAAGCAGAGGACCTCGGGACGTTTCACATGAAACCCGACGGGCTCGCCGTCGGCGTACTCGTAGCCCCAGGAGGAGATCTCGCCAGGCTTGGCGAAGTGCGAGAACCGCACCGGGCCGATGGCTTCAGTGCACGCAATCATTGCGGCTAGCTCAGACTTCGCGCGACCCTTCGGCCTGGACAGGACGGCGCGGCGGACCTTGCGCGCGCCCGAAGCATCTACCGCGTAGGCGCGAATGACGAACGCGGCGAACTCGTCGTCCAGGACGACTGGCTCACCTTCCACGTCGCCCGGGCCGTGGACTAGGAAGGTCTCGATCCAGTCGACCAGGGCGAAGCCGAGTGAATCAGCCGACCTCATCCACGACCTTCAGCAGCCGCTCTCGGCGGGCCTTCGCCTTGGGCGTGCGGACCTCAGGCTTAAGGTCCTCCTCAACCTGGACCTTCAGCCGCAGCCGGTCCTCCGGTGTCGCGCCGAACTTGGCGACCCGGATGCGGACCTCGGCGGCCATCTTCATCTCGCCAGTCCACATAGCCGAATGCATCATCGCCGTGTCCAGCATGAAGTCCCAGTCAACTGCAGCCATGTGCTGCGCCTGAGGCGAGCGGCGCCAGTTGTCCCACCACGCAATCGTGCGCGGGTGAAAGTCGACTGAATCTGGCAACTCAGGTCCCCTCAACGCACCATCAGCCTCTAGCCTGGCCATCTCGGCCTGGCGGCGCGCCGTGTCGTTCGGTCGAGACCTAACCGCCTTCGGGGCGGGACCTTTACCGGGCATCATCGACTCCAAGGGGGACGCAGTGGGATGGTTTACGAAGAAGCAGCAGCATGAAGCGCCAGTCCGCGAGGCCGTGCGGCCGATGGGTTACGAGGAGGCCGGTCCGTACCTGGGCCTACCCGGCGGGCACCACATTGCCTCGTCGGATCACATAGAGCAGGGCTACTGCGAGCGCATCGACCGCAAGCCTGACCAGGAGCCGCTCTGGCCAGCGACCGCGCAAGTACGAGGACAAGGCATCGAGCTTTTAGTCGATGGCGTGCTCTACAGCGTCGCCGATGGCACCATTCCGCTGATGCGCAAGGCCTGCGCCCTCAGCGGGGGCACTGCAAAGGTGCTCATCCTCGGAGCCACCGGCAATTCCAAGATGTCGAAGGTCTACATGCGGGTGCGCTAAGGCGTCGTGCAGGCGTACACGCTGATAGAGGACGTGCTAGCGGTGTTCCAGATGGTCCAGTCACCGCCGAACGACGACCAGCCACTCGGACACGGGCCAGCCACAAAGAAGATCGCACCGCCGGAGATCACCGAGCCGTCGGAGCCGTTAGCGCCAGCGGCACCGGCAGGGCCAGCAGGCCCGGTCGCACCAGCAGGGCCAGTCGCGCCGGTCTCGCCACGCAGGCCTTGAGCGCCAGGCGCACCAGGAGCACCGTTCAGGCCGTCGCGGCCATCACGGCCACGCTCACCGGCAGGACCACGGTCGCCGAAAGGGCCGGGGACGGCAGCTCGCGCCTCCAAGGTCTTCACCCTGGCCTCGAGCGTCGCGATCTGCTTGCGCAACGCGGGCTCCTGGCTTGGTCTTGCCAACGCCGACGGCGCAAAGCCGAGGATCAGCAGGGCGGCAGCGATCACGGTGAAGCGGCGCATGTAGTACCTCGCAGTGGTGTGGAGCGCACTAGTGGTGGTGGTTGCGTGAGAGTGTGTGTGTTGCACATGCTGCGGGCTTTGTGGCGCCCGGGTGTCCGTCGCGCATCATCCAGCAGTTTCGACCCCACCCGGTCGGAAAGCCGGGGGGAGGGTGGTCGGTCAGACTCGGCTCGCGTTGGATCGTGCGATGTTGCATGACCGATGCGCGGGGGCAAGGGGGGAGGTGGGGTCCCCTGGCTGGATGTGGTCGGCTTGCCATGGGTCGCCATCACGTGCCCCCTGCCCACATACCCAGCAGGTGGTCGCTGTCGCGCGGACGTAGGCGGCGAGCCTTCGGTGCTTCCGGTTGTATAACTTGTTGCGCGCTTCGGTTGGCCGTGTTCGGCTGGCCTCCTTGCGCCTGGTGCAGTCCTGGCAGCGGCTGGCCTGCCCGGGCTGGCCGCAGTCAAGGCAGGGCTTCACCGGGTCTCGGGTGGCTCGATGACCCTGGTCTCCCGTGCCGGTGGGTTCATGGCCGCATCGAGTGCATCTGCGATGAGGTCGAGTGCTTCGGCGACGTTGCCTGTCGTCGGATTGTGGACGGCATCGCCAGCGATGCGGCGGATGGTGGCGCGGTCCATTTGGCCTCCTACGCGGCGAGGGCTTGCAGGACCGGGCCGAGGCTGGTGCCTTTGCCCTGCATCCCGAGGATCGGCCTGGGGGAGATGGTCGCCGCCAGGCTGGTCTCGTCGAACCGGTTTATGTGCTCGTGCCACCAGTCGCTCGGCGCCTCGAGGGGGACCTCGACGTAGATGAGCCCGTTGGCGGCGAGGTGCCGGGTGGCGGTGGCCATGAGGTCCCGAGGCCAGGCGACGTGTTCGAGGACGTGCGCCAGGACGATGAGGTCGAAGGTGCCGCGTGGCTCGGGGTCGCCAATCTCCCAGACGGTGACGTCAGCGGTGGCGGCGAATGGGGTGTTGCGTCCGTCGTTGCCGCCGATGTCGAGCACGGTCTTGGGTTCGGCGTATGGACGGATCCAGGCCTCGACGTCGAAGAGGTAGTCCCGTGGGGCGTTGAGGTCGGCGGACGAGTAGCCGGGCTCGAACCTGGCGCGCTCTTGGTCGTAGGTCTCGTCCCGGTATCCGGCGTACAGCGCGATGGCCTGCTGGGGGGTCCAGCGGTGTTGGCTGAACCGGAAGCCGCAACGGCTGCAGGTGCAGGTCCTGGTCTCGGTGACCCCGGTCCGGTGCGCGACGAAGGGGGCGATGCTGCCGGAGTCGTGCACGGTGACGGCGTTCGAGGTGCAGGCGGGGCACTGCATCGGGCCTCCACATGACGAAGCCCCGCACGATGGCGGGGCGCTGATCGGGATAGTGCACCGATCCAATGAGCACTCTATGTCATGTGTGTCAAGTTCGCAACGTGCACATACCTCTTGCCCCCGATCATGGTCGACGGCATCCCGCGTGCCATCCAGCGGCGCACCGTCCGAACGCTGACCCCTTGCGACTTCGCGGCCTCCTCGATGCTCAGCCAGCCTTGACGGGAGATAGCGCGCGCGATGTGCTGGTCGGTGACCTGATCCCTCACCGGACGACTGCCTCGCGGAACCGTTGCGCCCATTCTGGCCGTTCGGCGTGGAATCCGTGAAGCACCAGGTGGATGATCGCCCGGTCCACGGACTCAGCTCGGGCCTTGGCGATCAGGGCGCACTGACAGATCACCGGTACGCCGTCCTGCATCGTCAGCGTTGCCCCGTCGGACCTTGGCTGCTGAGGGCAGAGCGGGTCGTGAGTCATGGGCACCCGTGTGAACGTTATGGCTCCGCAGTTACAGTCCCAGTCCCCGCCGCAGCACGGGCAGTTTGCTTGACATTCGGGGGCGTGGATCATGCCTCTCCCTTGATCGCGGCGATCACTTGCGCCTTGTTGCCAGCGGCAGCGATCCGGTTCGGATTGACCCAGTGGGCGTCAGGTATTGCCTCCACTCGCTGCACGGCGCCGTCTCGCTCGTCCTGTCGGACCTGGGCGAGAACCTTTGCGATGCGGCTGCACTGGCATTCGCGCTTGCAGTGAATGCACCAGACGAAATCACCGGAGTTGCCGCAGAAACCATGATCCGGCTCATCCTGCGAGCATGGCCAACTAAGCGGGCAGAGCGGGTCGTGGGTCATGTCTGACCTCCCTTGATAGCGGCCAGGATCGCGGCTCGCTCATCGAACGCCATCCAGTTCTCGTGTGCCCAGGGCAGTGCCTTTATCCGCTGCACGGCCTCGAAGATCACCCGCTGCTCGCAGGCGCGCAGTTCATCGCAGATGCACCACGCCGGAGGATCGCTCGAATCGGTCGCCCAGCACTCCGGTAGATGTGTGGTCATGGCTTCTCCTGTAGGGAACGCAGGGCCTC